TAACTATTGTCAATTCAGATGTTCTGAAAGAATGAGACAACAAAAAGCAAGAATCGTTGTTGCAAATACTTTTACCCAAGAATGGGAAATGGATGAATATTTTAAAATGGCAGAAAGATACAATTATAGAGTTCATACCGTAATTGTTGAAAATAGACATGGAAGTGAAAATGTTCATGGAGTTCCTGAAGATAAACTCCTAAAAATGAAGGAGCGTTTTGAAATTAAGTTATGAAATGAGTCAATTTATTAAATCTTATTTTACAACAATACCACAAAAAAATACAAAAATGAAATTTCATTCAATCATACATAGAAACCAATGGGCAGTTTATCCATTACCTTTTGTTTATTTTTATTTTGAAACATGTCAACCGGATTCTCATGTATCAATTTGGAAAAACAAAATATGTGGAGTATATTTGTCCTTTAATTGGTTGAAACATACTTACAACATCGGAATCCACAAAACAATAAACTAATGAAAGACATATTAGAAAAATATTATAATGAGGGTTTACTACATAAACAATTTCACCCAACGTATCCTTTGATAATATGGAATTATTCGCCACGTGTGCAGTATGAAAAACTTTGGACCCCATTGTTAATGATGTGCCGTGGTTTAGTAACTGACTTTGACGGTAATATTAAAGCACGAAGTTTTCCCAAATTTTTTAATTACGAAGAACATAAACCAGAGGAAATACCAAATGAACATTATGAAGTGTTTGAAAAAATGGATGGATCTTTAGGTATTCTTTTCTATTATGAAAATGAATGGATAATGGCAACTCGTGGTTCATTCACATCACCACAAGCAATTAAAGGAAAAGAAATTCTTAATAAACACGATATTAGTGCATGGAGAAAAGATAATACATATTTGTTTGAAATTATCTATCCCGAAAATAGAATTGTTGTTGATTATGGACAAGAAGAAAAATTAGTTTTGCTTGGTGGATTCCATACTGAAACTGGTTATGAAATACCATATAGTTCATTATTTTTTATGGCTGAATGTGGATTTGAATTAGCTCGTCTTTGGAAGACTTGGGACGAAGATTGGAAAACTCTTCAAAAAGAAATATCAAAACAAGATGAAGGTTACGTAGTTCGTTTTAAAAATGGTTTTCGTATGAAAATCAAAGGAGATGAATATGTAAGATTACATAAACTATTGACCAACATTTCTTCAAGAGATATTTGGGAACATCTCAAAGATAAAAAATCATTAGAAGATATTATTAGTGATGTTCCTGATGAATTTTATGATTGGGTTAAAAAAACGGCAATGGATTTAAATTATGCTTGTTATCAATTAAGAGAAACAGCAGGAAAATTACATGACGGTTTTAGATATGGAAAATTTGGTGATAAAGACCCTGAACCAACAAAAAAAGAATTTGCAGAATTTGTAATGAAACAACAAGAAGTTTTAAGACCAATTATGTTTGCAATGTGGAATAAAAATAATGAAACAGTTGATAAAATAATTTGGAAGTTAATAAAACCAAAATATTCAAAACCATTTAAAAAAGATGAAAATTAATAAAAGATTGAGATTATACCTTGACGATATTGTTTTTTAACTATTTTTTAGATATTTATATTAAACGACAATATGAAAAAAATATGTGGGATTTACAAAATAACTAATATGATAAATGGAAAATATTACATTGGTAGTGCTTTAGATGTAAAAAATAGATTAAAAACACACAAAAGGTTATTGAAAAATAATAAACATTTTAATAACCATTTACAATCGTCATATAATAAACATGGTATCTTAAATTTTAAATATGAAATTATTGAAATAACCGAAAAAAATGAAATAATTAATAGAGAACAATATTGGATAGATTTTTTAGATGCCAATAATACCAAAAAAGGTTTTAATAAGAGATTAATAGCCACGAGTAATTTAGGTATTAAGGCGTCGGAAGAAACAAAACAAAAATTAAGCAAATCACATTTAGGACATAAAAGAACTCATGAGGCTCAAATTAAAATTTCATTGTCACAGAATAAAAAAATATCACAATTTGATTTGAATGGTAATTTTATTAAAACATTTGATAGTTTACAAAGTGCAGCAAATGAACTTAATGTTACTTATACAACATCCATCACCGCATGTTTAAAACAAAAGATACCAACGGCATTTGGGTTTTGTTGGTGTTATGAAAATGAAACTACAGATTTTACACCAAAACAATTAAAAAGAAAAAGTAGTAAAAAAATAAAAGTAAAAATAACACATATTGATACTCAAAAAAATCGTATATTTAATTCTATAAGTGAGGCAAGTTTAGAATTAAAATTATCAACAACTACCGTTTATAGAGGTATAAAAGAAAAAAATTATAAAAATTTTATATGGGAATTAATATAAATAAACGTCTTCGTCTTTATTTAGATGATGTTCGCACACCGGTTTCACAAGATTGGATAATTGCCCGTAATTATGATGAATTTGTGGCTGCAATTAAATTACAGGGATTAGGTAATTTTGAAGTTATATCTTTAGATCATGATTTAGGTGAAGGTGCCATGATAGAATATTATACAAATGTAAAAAATAATTATATGTTGGATTATAACAACATTAAAGAAAGAACAGGTATGGATTGTTGTAGATATTTGGTAAGTGAAAGTATGAACGAAAAAATACCTTTACCTCAAATTTATGTTCATTCAGCTAACCCAATCGGTAGTGCAAATATGATTGGTTATATTAACAATTATTTTAAAAATTGTAGGTCATTACAAGTGTGTCAACAAGTAAAAATCGAACATACAATAAATGATATGTTTATTTTATCACCCGAAGCACGTAAAGAGAGATGGGACCGCACTAAAGATAGTGAATAACTTCTGAAAAAAAATCAGTATTTATACTGATTTTTATTTTGTTGTTTAACTTTTTATATCTAATTTAGTCCTCTTAATAACACAAATCAAATCTCATGACTTACAACAAAAAAACACGCACGCCCTACAAAAAACTTTATATTAAAGGAAAATATGAAGATTTTAATCAATTTTATGGTCAAAATAAAGAGAACATTTATAGAAAAATAATTGAAACTTTTGAAGGATTTATTGGTAACAAAAAAAGAGTTTTGAGTTTTTACATTCAAGCAATCATAAATGGAGTTGAGTGGGATAGTGAATTTATCTTCAAAAGAACTGATACAGATGCATTAAAAGATGATTTAATACCTTTTTTTGAAGAAAAAGAAGATTATGAAACGTGTCAACAAATAATTAATTTATCGGAACAATTGACAAATAAAAAAGAATTAGTTAAATTATAATTGTATCAGGAGAGAGGTACATTTATTTTTTGTCATATCCTCGGGGTTTCTACTCCGAGGATTTTTTTATAGTACCATTCTTGAACCTATTAGGAAATTATTAGTGAAACGCGAACCTGGTTGAGTACTCATATTCAATTTATAATTTAAACTCAAACCGAATCTTTTTGATAATTTATAATCTAAACTTGTTCCTACTAAAAAACCAAAATGTCTATTAATTAATGTTGATCCTGTTACTGAATTATAACCCATAGGAGACGACATTGCAAATATTTGTGGAGAGTATGTTAGTTTGGGACTATAAACGTAAGGTTTGGTCCAAAATACAACTGCAGATGTAATATATTGAGGGTCATATCCTGTCTTATTTGTATTTCTTAATAATAAATTAATTACACCAACATTATAACCATATGTTCCATATTTTGGATTAGGTTTAATCCAAGTATAACTAACTAAGTTCATTATATTACCATTCAAATATGCGGTTGTTAAACCATATGAACTTATTGAATTCAATTTACCATTATCTAAATTCATTTTTGTATATCCACCACTCAATGCAAACTGATTTAATGTTGACCATATCATAGCATTTGCACTATAAGATTTATCACCCATTAAAGATGATTTACTCCAACCCAATCCTAATATTGCACTGTATTGTCTATTTTGACCTTCTGTTGTTGTTAAATCTGACGCAATTAACGTTGGATTTATTGCATTTTGTTTTTTCTTTTCTTCTTTCTTTTTTTGTTGTTCTTCTTTTTTCTTTTGTTCTTCTTGTTTCTTTTCATCAGATTTTTTACTATCAGATTTTGATTCACTTTTACTTTCTGATTTAGAATCCGATTTAGAATCACTTTTACTATCGGAAGATTTAGAATCTGAAGATGAAGATTTACTATCGGATGAACTACTCTTACTATCCGAAGATGAACTTGAGGCTGGTTTACTATCTGAACTTGAAGATGAGGAACTACTTGAACTGGATGATGAACTACTTTCACCACCTCCGCTCGATGTTGAACTTCCTGAACTTGATGAAGAAGAAGATGATGAACTACTTTCTGTTCCTCCTCCTGATGATGTAGAACTTCCCGATGATGTACTACTTCCACTTGATGATGAACCACTTGATGGTGGTGGTGATGATGATGCCGATGATGGAGGTGGAGGTGCCGCAGGTGGTGGTGCCGCGGAACTTGCTGCCGCCGATGATGCTGAACTACTTGCGGCCGAACTTGCGGAAGAAGATGCCGCCGATGATGCTGCACCACTTGCAGCACTTGAAGCTGCTGAAGATGCTGCACTTGAAGCTGCCGAAGATGCCGCTTGAGATGCTGCCGCTGCGGCCGCTTGGGAAACCGTATTTTGAACCGTCTGTTGTACCGTTGTAGAAACAGGACAAGCAGATGAATTATAATCGTTATATGTTTGTTGTAACCAAGCTTGTAAAGTTCCGTTTGTCGCTTGTGTTTGTGTAAAAGTCTTTATTTGATTATAGAAAGATACAACCGCAGTACCATTAACATATGTAGTTGTGGCAATTTTAATCTCACCAGTACATTTATCCACAAATGTTTGTGTATAAACTTGTCCGTATGATTTAAAGCCAACGAAACATAATATCAGGAGAGATAATATTATTTTTTTCATTATTATAAATACAAAA